CGCCGCCTGGGGGCCCATGAATGAAACAATCATGAGCATCACGTCCGATGCCCCTTTGTCACCAATCGCAAAAACTGCTACCGTCAAGTTGCGTGACGGGTTGTACGATCCGCGTGATCGTGCTAACACTGTGGCGATTGGTTTGACGACGCGACACACGGTTACCGTGTTCACATCAAACTACTTCAATGAAATGATTGCTGTCATTAATCGCGGCACATGTGAATTGCAAGTTGTTGCAAATGCCGATGCCCTCGCGCGGTATCGAAGATTCTTTGAGGAACATATGCTTGAATACATACCTCGAGAATACACACATCATTCCTTCATGGTGTGGAACTCGCGCTTCCCCTTAGCGCAACAAGAGATCCACATTCAAACTATGAAGAAACCCGGCTGGCGTCAAACGCCTGGGGTTTTCGTGCAAAAGGCTTTCGTGAAAGTTGAACGACTGTTGAAATACTTGCCCGGTTTTGTACACAAAGAGTCAAATCCGCGCCTCATTCAAGGTTGCTCGCACCCATACAATTGTATTGTTGGGCCTGAGGTTTACTCACTTTCATGTGCTGTCAAAGACAGTTGGAATGGAACTGACGAACGTGGCTGTGTGAAGCAGTTTTATTACGCTAGCGGATGTTCTGCCGAAGACACGTCACGTGTTTTCGACAATTGCGCAAATGTTTACATCTACGAGTGTGATGGAACCATGTGGGACCGACACATGAACCCTGAGCTCCTCAAGGTTGAATTGTTGGCCTACAAAGCTACTATGGCACCCGAAGCCTATGAAATGTTGGCAAAGACCATTGACGAAAAACGCGGCGCTACCAAAAACGGTATTTTTTATACTGTTCAAGGTACACGCGCGTCTGGCGAGCCCAACACATCACTTGGCAACACCATCATCAACATCTCCACCATTTACCATTGTGCGATACAAAATCTTGCTCGTGACCGACCTCGTTCTGTCATTGAGTTCACTAATTTGTCAAAAACTTTTGGTTTAGGTGATGATAACTTGTTGATGTCTCCCTTCAAACTCGACGTCGCATTTATGCGCGAGGCGCTGGCACGCCTCGGCATTAATGGCAAATTCAAAGACACGAATCGTGCCCTTGCTGAATTTTGCTCTTGCCGGTTCTGGCAACTCGACGTGAACCAGACCATGTTGGGCCCAAAGCCCGGTCGTGTTATCCCCAAACTTGGTTGGGCGACTAACATGACTTTCAAAAACCGCGATAAAATGTATGAACACGTTCGCGGCATTGCATTGGGAATGCATTCTGCCGTCAACCACATACCTATTTTGCGTGCGGTTATCAACACAATTTTGCGCATCACACAGCGCCACGCTAGCATACCCGATCCGTATGCCTTTCATTTCAAGACCGAACGTATGTATGAGGCAACGGCCTTAACGTTCGCTCACTTCGAGGTAATCTACGGGATTACCCGGCGGCAAGTCGAAGCCTTTGAGGCTTCCTTGCAGCTTGTCAACGAGCTCCCATACCGTATCGATAACTATCTTATCGACCGTATGGTTGAGGTTGACAGCGCCTAAGCGCCTGGTAGCGCACGTACAAATGTGACCGTGACAGGTCATGCGCTATACCGTCAAGCAATAATTTTCACCTATGACAACAAAATCATG